GAGCCCCGGCGCCCTGGGCTAATACTTCTTTTGTAGTTAGAACACAGAATTGAACTTGACGGGAGTATCCGGGGGGCGTATGATCGCAATCCTTCCTGGGGGGGATGGGGCGACGGAGTGACGGGGCGACGGGCTGATACCGGAGGTCGATTGACTGGAAAAGATTTACAGCTGGTGAACGAGAAGGCAGAGTGCTTGCATTCGGCGGCAATCATTCTTGGGCCAGAGGGAACCAAGGCATACGGATTACCAACAGATGTTGAAAAGTGCCTAGATTGTGGATGGCGGGCATTTGAGCAAGCTTGTGGTAAGCGGGTCGAGCTTCCAGCGGTGCAGATTGTTTGGTGGGAGAAGACCGAGAAGCGCGAAGCACATTGGATTGTTGAATGCTTTCCTGGAGATCTTGTCCCAGACGAAGCCAGCATCATTGGTCGCGGAGAAAATCCGGGCGAGGCAATGCACAACTTGGCTAAGGAGATTACTTCTTGTCTGAGGGGTCAGCGCCAATAACGAGGTGGGTTTCTTGCGGAATTTTTTCCTGCCAGGCCCAACCAGATCCCTTGTAGGTAATCTTCGGGGTGTTGAATACAACGCTCATCTCGCCGTTGCACACAAGGCATAGCTCCTTAGAGTCGTCGCTCATCTTGCGCACGGTCTCACGGACGATGTCGCACTTCTTGCACTTGTAGTCGTAAGCTGGCATTCCTTCTCCTTTGGTGGAGCCGGGCGGGAGTTACACCCGCCGTTACCCTCAGGCATGATGACCTTTGGCGTTTACTCGGCCCCAGGGGACTATAACACGCTATAGCCCGAGCGTCACCTCTCCAGGCATTGCGTTGTCGCGGCGAGCCTGATCTTCTTGGACCTTCCACTTCTTGGCAATCTTTCGGACAGCCCAAGAAGATCGAAGAAGGCTTCGGGCGCGCTCTCGTTGCATGTTCGACCACGCCTCAAGCTCCTCAGAGCTGGTGGCGAGGTAGATCCCGGCCGGGGCGTCGGATGCCGAACAAATCGGCTGCTCCCAAACATTCCGCAACTCTTCAACCGCCAGCTGGATTGCCCGGCTGTTCCACCGGGTGCGCTGGGAAAGGTCTTTATACGTAATGGCGTTCTTGCGGCCCACGCTAATCTGGGAAAGAATAAATACAAGCTCTGGGCCCATCTTGGTTTCCATGCTAATCCTCCTTACTGGGTGATGCTCTTCAACTACACAATACTACGCTCATCCTAGCAAGGCGTCAACTAGGGGATAAAGCGAACCTCAATGGTGTTCTTAAATCCTGGGGTTGTGTTGGCGTACGGCCATCCAGGAATCTTCTCGTTCTTGTACGCCCCCAGGGCCGCCCACACTTGTGGGCTCAGGTCGATCAGGCTGTCGTCTCGCGTGCCTTGCTTCCTGTCTGCACCGTGGCAGGCGCAATAGTCGGCGATCCAGACCTCAACGGACTTACCTGTGTGCGTTGAGACGATAAGTAATTTTTGGGTAGGGATTGTGTGCCACGATGGAATATTGAGGTGCTCGCGCAATCGCGGACCAAGCGCGGCGTACATGTTCTTCAAGGTAGTCTTCCATGGGCGCACGTTTGCATACCAGCCACCCATGTTGCGGCGATAGCACTTCCACTCTGGGCGGGCAGCGCACTCTTTCTTGTTTGCATACACCCACGTCTTTGGGGAGTCGTACCAAGAGCGAGCATGCTGGTAGGCGTCATAGCGAGTCCCGAAGCCGTTTACCCGGATAGCATTGTCCCACTTCTGGTCCCAGCTTTGAGGTCTGCTGGTGGGAACGGCTGGCTGGTCGGCAAAAACCTCTCTCGGTGGCTCCTGGACGGGTTCTGGCGGATTCCAGAAGCCCATTGGGAAGAGGAGGCCCGTAGCCACGGCCAACGCAACGAGCACTGTCCAAAATCGTCGGTGAGCCCTGTGTGCCGGTAGCTTCATAGGTACCTCCCTTCGACAAGCCTAGCACCCTTCCGGGCTCTTGTCTAGATGATACCAGACTTCATTAGTATTTTTGTTACATAGAAAACAGCGCCCCGTTGTTTGGCGCGAGTTCCTCAGGTAGGATGCAAACGCGGCACTTGCCAGCAAAAATCACCCTGGAGGAAGCATGGAAATCAGCATTGAACCGGTAGATAAGCTCGCGCTTCACCCGGAGAACGCTCGAGAGGGTGATATTGGGGCTATTGTTACCAGTATTAAGAAGAATGGGTGGTTCGGCACCATTGTGGCCCAGACTTCTACCGGGTACGTGCTTGTTGGCAATCACCGGCTCCAGGCCGCTCGCATCTGCGGCATCAAGGAAGTTCCGGTGTTCTGGGTTGACTGCGATAACGAGCGGGCAAAAGCAATTTTGCTTGCGGACAATAAAACCTCTGAGCTTGCGAGCTGGAATGACCATGCGCTTCTTGAGCTGCTCCAAGAGGCAGACGCTAACGACTACCTTCTTGACACTGCATTTGACCAGGATGATATCCAAAAGCTCCTAGCAAAACTAAACGGCTCGGAGTCTGACGATGGGGAAGTTTGTCCAACGTGCGGTTCAAAGCGCAAAAAGGGCCGATAAATGAAGTGGTACGCCGATCTTCCTTTTGAGCTCGTTGTCCCGGTCACTATGCCGAAGTCAGAGCTACCCAAGTGGAGAGAGGCCATTGAGGTCATTGCAGATTCCTGCAAGACATTTAAGTCAGGCGTGCAGCTGGTTCGATTGCACCATCACGAAAGAGAACGCAAAACATACGGGTATCATCACCCTATGGGCATATCTATCTCCGAAGAACACGAGATTATTCTTTGCGCCAAAGACATTGACACGGCCATCCACGAGGCGGCCCACGTAAAGTCCAATGAGAACCACACGCCAAAATGGGCAAGGATCTATGTGAAGATGGCTCGGCACTACATGACGGATGAGTTTTTACGCACGTCTATGAAGAACGCTTGCAAACATTATCGGCCAGTCCGGCCACTTGTTCGCAAGCTCGGGATCTTAGCGCAAGGCTGAGATAATCGCCTCAATGCATTGATAGCAGATCGCGTGTTCTTTTCCCCGAACTGGCTCCCCGTATTCCCACACACGTGAGACCGTTCCGCAGTGATTGCAAATGCCAAGTGGACCGGTGCCGCGCAGCACTCGAGCTACCACGGGGTGGCCTCAGCTGCAAACTCGGGGCTGGCAGACTCGTCATACTGCCACGGGAACGTCTCTGCGCCGATAACGTATCGTCCGCAGCAAGGCGTTTGGACGCACTGCTCAAACGCGAGCTCAGACGCCGTCTCTGACAAGCGGATAATCCAAAAGCTCTTCTCGTGGACGTCCTCAACGATCAAAGTCCCGTTAGGCCAGAAGGTCATTGCCTGCTTGGCTAGCCACGCGCCGATCCTTCGAACAGCAACGTCGCTAAACGAGCAGACGCGGAAACCGTCAGAGTCCGGCTCACGAAGCTCACGGGCGTAAAAGATTGGAGCCTTTGCATGTAGGGTTACAAATGCCGCCTGGCTCGTCTCTGGGTCGCAAAAGTCGCAGACAATCTGCTGCTCTGGAATATTAATATCGTCAGTCATTCTTGCTCCTTGCATCATCGAGTCCGGCAATGTATGCCCAGATCAGGTTGTAAAACTCGCGCTTGCTCGTTGTCTGAAGCTTTAACACAGACCGGTGACCACCACGGTCATTGGTTGTGCAGACCAACTTTAAGCCCGCATCGTACCAAGAGTGGTAGAAACCAACCTTTGATACCTGCTTGCCGTCGATGTTTTCCCAGAGCTTTGTGCCCGGCGGGAACCCTGCCCGGCGGTTCAGGGCGTCAATGGCGTCCTGAATATCCTTCTTGGTAAAGGTATAGCTCACTTCTTCCCCTTCTTGGCAAAGGCCGTTCGGGCCTCAGGGCTCTGTGATCGCAAAAACCGGCGGTACTGCGAAATGCCGGTGACGACCATGGCCAGTACGAAAATACCCAAATAGATCAAACCCATAACAACTCCTTGCTAACGCAATCCAACGGCTGAAACCAGCAACCAGATTAACCCACCGACCAAAGCGGTGATAGTCAGATCATACACCCTCTCACTCATCGTCGCATCCTCCGGCGCACCAGTCGCTGCCGCACCCGGGGCATAGCCCCTGCTCACGCGCAGACTGCTGCAGCTCGTAGACGTTTACCTTTACTTCGTCAAGGAATGCATTACAGCAACTACAGGCAGAGTACACGGTCGCCCCGGCGCTATCTTCGCAGTCAACGTGAATGTGGCCCTCGATGTGGTTGCTATGCGCCATGAATTTCCGCCGCAAAGATCTTTACCTTCAGCCGTGCCGCCCTGGCAACAACATATCCGGTCGCTCGTTCTGCGGTATCGTGAAGCTCGATCACATCATTCTGCAGCAGGAACGCAACAAACGGCTCGTTTTCGCTCCAGTGCTTCAGCCAAAACCATCCAGCCGGGGGGCTTTCATCCAGCTCGGCACTTAACCGGCAATACGGCTCATGTGTTTGAGCAACCTCTCCAGAGCACTTGCTGGCCCACTGGTGCAGCCGGATCATATCGCCATTGTACTCAACGGTTCGAAAGATTTCCGGAGGAAGCTCAGAAAGCCTGTCTAGCATTCCAATCACCCTAGATTCCCTCGTGTTCACAGCAATTCCCCTCAGAGCAGCCAACGCATGCGCACACATCGCATGGAGCAAATGCCGGGGGCTCAATCCGTACGGGCTCTTCAATAAAGGCCAGGCTCATAACTCGTCGCCACTCGTGGTGGTCTGAGTTAAAGCAGTTGAACCCGTCTGAGTTTCCGCACTCACACATGGCGCTACTGCTAAACCAAAGCGCTTCTCCCGGCCCAAGAAGGCCGACGCGGTACTGGTACCAAGCTGCCTCTAGGCTAAGAGTAGAGATGCTATCCCTTTTTGCCACGCTTTTCCTCCCAGTTTTTGTTAAACCCCTCACGGAAGAAATGATCTGCCGTGTGATCAACCATTGCTACAATACCAAAGATTTGGAAAACTGCTGCCACTAGCCAGCCAAACCAATATTCGTGCGTGATTGCGTGCCAGAATATTACATTCCCGAAGATAACAAATACAAACCATTGGGCAAGGCCTGCTGCAAACATCTTATCCCCGCCGAGTGTCGGCATAGAGGGTTGCAATGCCAAACAGGAAAAACAAACCGGCGATAACAATGTTGATCGGCTCCTTAGAGAGAACGCCGCTAATCATGAGAAGGGCGCCCCCTCCAACAATTACCAAGTCCTGCATGATGTTGTACTTCATTCTTGTCCAGCCTCCTCGATATAATGTTTTGCAATCTCATACCACTCAACCTTTGGCAAGTAGCTATGGTAGATGGCATCCGCCACAGGCCCCTTGATGTCATCCTTGTTGAGGTGACCAAGATACACCTCTTCGGCAAAGTCGCGCAACCAGCTTGCCAACGATGACGTTGCTTCGTGCACATTGACCACTTCATCGTCGGTAAAGTCAGCAATTTCTTCCCGGGCCTGAAGCAAGATGTGCTCTCCGTCGTGGTCTTCACCAATCCAGAGCGCCATGTTCCAAGTTTCCCAGTTAGCCCAACCGTTGTATTCGCTACACATCGTATCCCTACTTTTCTGCGAGCCAGCAAAGCTCGCAATCCTTGGTGCCCGGAAGATAAAAGTCTTCACACCTATGCTCTTGCACCGCATTGTTAAAACAATCGTTGCAGTGCCAGGCAAATGACTCACTACTAAACACTTTCGGGTCATGTTGGTAGCAAGGGTTAAAAACTACTTCTACCATTATACCTTTACGCGCTGCCGGGCAATGTACGCCGCCTGGCGCTTGTTTGATGTCGGGTCAACCTGATACCGATGCCATTCCAGCACAGCAACGCCCCCAATCTCGTCTAGGCCCAGCAGCCCCTTCGCCACGAGCCCGTCAATCGCCTTGCTGTAGCGACTGCCAATGCACGCCTTGAGGTGGTTCCGGCTCTTAAAGAGGCCGCCACTGCGGATCTGCTTTGCCTCACTAATCGCCGTGATAAAGGCGCGGAACTCCGTGTCGGTCAGCGACGCAATCTTGTCGTCCTTATGGGCATTAGCGTCCCACTTGATCCAGAGCCCCACGTTACCTCCCCTCCCCATCAGAACGGAAGGTCTGCAGAGACATGCTTGTGTCCGCAGCACTCCGGTACCTTTTCGTAGCCGTGCCTCTTTGCCTCATTGTTATACACAGCCCTGAGGGCGGCCAAGCACTTGTTGCACCGGCACGCTTCGCAAAGGTACGCTTCCTTTGCAAACAGTCGCCAAACATGAGCAACGTCGTGCTCAAGCGCAGTCTTCATGACGTGAATAAATGCTTTTGCCGGGTGCATGTGAGACTTCCCCAAGCTGTCAAGCGCAAGATCGCAAGCGGCCCCAAGGTATTCAATGTGCTTGTTGAGCTTGGCAATTACAGCATCTCGATTCTTAATTTCTTGAACGAGCCGGTCAAGCTGATACCGCGCAGGCTGGCCATGCTCGTTATCCCAATATGCCAGATGCTCGCAGCAACGCTTATCAAGGCATCCCGCGCACGAGCACAGCTCGCAATTGCTTACTGGCTCCTTCTTAACCTCTACGTCGTAAGAATCACCCATCTCCTCGTCGTACTTACGAATGGTGATGGTCTCAGTTACTTCCTTCTTCTTCGCCATGATTTCTCCTTCTATCAGACTGGTACGGGGATTGTTGCCGTAAACTCCGGCTCATCTCCCATCTCAGGCATATCTTCTACCCACGTCCAGTTCATTGCGCCAATATCATAGCGCATGCAGCACGGCGTGGCGTTAATCTCCACAAGCTCGTCATCAAACGAGCGGCCACCACCGCTCATCACGAACGTACCGTACCGGGCGTTATACGAAGCAAACTCCACCATGTCGCCATGGTCGCCTTCTTCGGTGGCCTCTGAGGCGAGGATGTGGGTGTCCGCCGCAACACGCAGGGCGGTCTTGAAATCGAATGCTGGGCAGAGCCAGCCGTTCCACCGGTAGTCGGTGCGGACTCGGGCCGTGTAGACGCCCATAGTGCCTTCACCAAGAGTGACCTTAATCTCTGTGCTTGTTGCCGGATCGCAATACGTGCAGCTCATTTACTACCTCCTACTCTAGAGCGGGAAACCCCGCCAACACATCCTAAGGCATCGGTATTCGCCTGTCAAATCCTCCGCGTTGAGTCGCACGCCCAGGCCTGGTACCTGTACCCCAGGTTAAGAATCTGGAAGGTGGAAAATGCCTTTGGGGTAAAGCCGGAGGCTAAAAGCATTTCCCGCACACCGTCGCTGTCCCAGCCCCAATAGTGCTCTTTATTATTGTTGTCAATCTCTCCATCTGGGGTCGTAAGGATTAAGTGCTTTGCCTTCTTGCTGATCTCCACTAAAACCTCATCTGGGTTGTCAAGGTGTTCGATGGTCTCAGAGCAGATAAACAAATCGACCTCAGGGATCTCGTGGATGGTTTTTTCAATTGGTCCTACAAATTGATACGAAGGGGCAAAGTCTCCGATGTACCTTGTATCCGCCGGCAGAGCGCTGATGATCGTTGCGTCCCCGGCAGATAGATCAGCAATAGTCTTAACATTAGGAAAATACGAAGCTAGCGCAATGGTCATCTTTACCCTGAGAATGTGGTCTTCCCACTGCCTATGCTGATGCGGTGTCTGGTAAATCTCTGCTAGCCGAGCATCTGAGTGTTTTTGGCGAAGTCGAATCCTCACGAGTTAATGCCTTTGGACTTCTTCATCGCTGCGGCCATTGCCTTTACGGGGTCTGGGTTGATTGGCCGAAGGAACTTCATCTCTGCCAGCCGGTCGTCAAGAAGCTCGTCCATCGAAGTCCTCTCAACCCTAAGCGCCAGCTGCTCACACCCCGTGCTGCAGCAGCGGCTTTCAGTCGGTTGCTCCATGGGGTTGCCGCAATAGAAGCAGCATCGTCCGCTTTCGGTCATGGCTGCTTACCGGTGCCATCGGAGTACGGCCGCATTTTACGCATTCTGCTTGGGTGCCGCAGCGTTTTCATGGCGGCGTTCTCAATCTGGCGAACACGCTCACGGGAGAGGCTAAACTCTGCGCCGATCTCTTCCATGGTCATCGGGCGGGGAAAACCAATGCCGTATCGCATGGACAGGATCTGCCGGTCACGCGAAGGCAGGGAGTCAAGAACCGAGTGAACCGCCTCTACCATGGCGTTCCTCATGGCCTCGGTCAGTGGGTCGGCTGCGTGCTCATCTTTGAGAAAATCTCCAAAGGAGCTGTCGCTCTCCTCAGACACCGGCGCATCTAACGAGGTAAGGTACTCTGTGTCTAGGAGCTTTTTGAGCTCGCGCACATCTTCAGCTGTGACAATTTTCTTTCGGGTCATGACTGGGCCTCCCTCTGCTTCTTTCGCGCTTGATATGCGCGTTGATATTCCCTCCGGCGAGCCATGTGCTCAGGGGTGCGGTATTTCCGCCACTCTTGACTCTCGCTTTCGCAGGCGATGCACTTTGGCGATTCGGGTGTTTTATAAAATTCAGTATCCGTTGGCCAATCTTCCTTGCAGCGCACGCACACCTTCATTCGCATTAGTCTTCCTTTGCGTACTTAACCCGGTAGGCCGCCTCGCGTGCGCGGACGCAAGGATCGCACAGGGGGATGTTGCCGTCATTATCGCACCAGAGCGCCCTAGCTTGCCCATCGCAGTCGGTGCAGTCTAGCGTTGTTTTTAGTTCTTCGTCCCTGCGGAAAACGAATGGCTTCACGCTGGCGTACCGCAATTCACCGCAACCGCGTTTCCGGCAATGTCGATGCCGTTTGGAGCAGGGTTCGGATAGACACTGACCTCATACCCGCATTTCTCGCACTGGGCATGGCTGGCAAGATCCCAGCCGGCACCCATCAGGTGGGTGAACTTGGTGAGCTGGTGGCCGCGAGTCTTGGCGACCTTTCGGGCGGTTTTTCTAAGTTCTCGAGTCTTCATGGTTCCCTCCTACTAAGGTATCGGGAGGCGGGGTAGGAGTCCCGCCTCAACCGACACAAGTGCCCCACCGGGTTATGGCGAACCGTTCTACTTCCGAGAGCAGAGACTCGCATCTCTTTTCCCCGGTTGTTGATGTTCCCCGGCGGGTACAAGAGGAACGGTATCAGGCCGCAAACAGACTGTCAAATCGGGGTTATCGCCGCTTATTCTTACGGGACTCTTTGATCTCGTACCGAGCCTGTTCCACAATGATGAGCACGCCCATGGCTATGGCAACCACCCATGCCCAATCCCCAAAATCACTCATTTGGCCTTCTCCTTATTTTGCGTTGGCTCATATGTCCACGAGTCTTCGTCACCTAGGCCCCAACGGCCACCCTCAGCCGAGAACTCTTTGGTGCTGACCTTAAAGTTCGGCATCTTTGGCTCCTTTGCCACAATAGCCTCATCAAGCCACAGCACCCGGTTGTTTGGCTGGGCGGCAAATTGCCCGTTGTCTAGGCGGATAAAGTTATAGGACTTATGCTCAGAGGGGACACGCGCCCAGTTTGCGTCGATCTCGTTCGGTTCAGTATGTACCATGTCAACGGTAAAGAGGTAGTGCCCCTCTCCCCATGTGCCCGCCGGGGTTCGGAACTTACACCGCATATTCTTAAGCACGGCCTTTTCGATCACGCTCAGCTGGGGGGAGATAGCGTCCCAGAGCTGCAGGTCACCCAGCTTCAAGTCAGGGCTTGGGGTCTCCGGCTTCCAGACAAAGGCGCTGATCGGCAGCTTGTCATAGAGCGCACCGTACTCCGGAAGGAACGCTTCGATATACAAGGCGCGGTGGCGGATTGCCTTGACGGTTACCCAATAGGCAGGAGTGAATTCTCCGTGGCTGTCTTGCAAGTCGCGCAGGTACTCCTTGCGGACGTAGCAGGCAATTGGCGGGATATTTGCAATGACGTATGACATATCTTCCCCTTACAACAAGATGATGGGAATTGTGACCATTAGGCCAATGCCAACCACCCACAGGACTGCGGCAAACGCCACAAGGTAGGAGGCGTTCTTCCGGCTTTTCATCGGAGAGGTGACACCCAGGGCAAACAGGGCAACGGCAAAGATACCCGTAAGTACCTGCAGTCGGTTGCTGTAGCCGCCTTCAAGCTCAGAGAGCGCAAGGAATTCGTCTCCGCTGTTATACATCTCGTTATATGGGCCATACACGGCGTCCATATACTCCGCGCAGTCTGGCAGTTGGGTCGCGGGGAAGATTTTGGTCTGGCACGGCACCGCGTACACGCTGAACTCATATGAGCCACCAAGGCCGGTGTCCCAGGCCAGCAGGTCGGCCCGGTACTTGACCTCTGCCGTAATCCACAGGTTATTCGCGTCAGCGATAATCAGCTGGTAGTCGCCATAGGCGGCAGACGACGCATTGTTGTGGAATGAGGCCTGGATCGCTGTCCAGGCGGTGGTGGTCGACACAAGGCCGATCAGCAGGACTACGATCAGTTCCTCAGAGAACTTGCGCAATATGTATGCCATAGTGTATCTCCTAGCTTGCTAGCGCCAGCACGCAGCCGATGACAATGCCGGCAAGCGTAGATGCTACCAACACGGGGTTCTCATCGAAGACTTCTCTCATGTATTCAACCATATGCTTTTCCATCTAGACATTCTACCACCGTCGTATTATTGCGCAGCTCTGTGGTTGTCTACGCCAGTGAGCCTCAGGCTCGGCCCGAAGACGCCGAAGGCGGCTGAGTCGTGAGAGGAGGGTCACGGTGCCGTGAGGCAGGCGCCGTATACGCTCCATAGGGAAGGAGAAACACTAAGAGATCGTAGAGAGAGCAAAGAGGTTCGATCATGGCTGATTCGTTCTGTGCTGGGGACTGTTATCCCTCTCTGCGCTATGACCAGATCTTCCCGGTGCTGGGCATTTCTTTTTGCTGGTGGTGGGTTGGTGGTGATTTGGTGAAGGAATCTTATAGATGATAAAAGAGTGGTGGGTTGGGATGCTTGCATACCTGGGCAGGGCAGCCAGGCCGTTTTTCCCTCACTTCACAACTAATACCTACAGTGTTATTCCCGCAGTTATTCGCACCGGAGTTATTACCACAGCTATTATTCTGGCCAGTTATTCGGGTTATTCCAGTTATTCCATCGTGTTATTCCTGGTGGGCATTGTTAAGGCGTCTTAACACAACAGGCCAGCGCAGGGCACGAATAGAAAGTTAAGATTCCTTATCGTGCTGGGTGGTTGACAGCGTGATAGTCAGGCCTTAGGATTAGGGATGCCCCACTTGGGGTGTGTAGTAGGAGGTACCGGTATGGCAGATGGCCAGAAGTATGAGAGCGGGTTGCTCGATGGATTCCTGAGGAGCCGAGCAGCTACCGCGTTCCTGAATGGCAGGGAGTCAGAGAACCCTATGGCGGCAATGGAGTGGCTCCGTGCGGGTGTCGCCTATCAGGAGGCCTTGGTCTCCTATGAGAAGGATGGAGACTCCGAGGAAGTACGGAGGCTCACCGCCGAAGGTATGGACTATGCGGATAAGGCGATCTCCTTGGAGAAGCAGTCATGAAGGCCTATCTTCATAAGGGCTGCTCTGGGAAGACCCGGGCGTCAGGCGAGTGGTGGGATGGTATCTACTTCTATGGGATGCTTGAGGTTGTCTGCTCGATTACCGGCGAAGGGGATCGGGCCGCGATTGGCATTCAGGCGAACCCTGAGGAATACACCTACCCAGACATTACCGAGATTCGTTGCCACGACTGTGGTGAGAGCATTAGGAAGGTCAGTATGCCGGCCCTGAAGCTTGAGTCGCGCATTGGCCACGATCCCGAATCGTATGGTCTGGTATACTCAGACTCCACAATCGTTCAGCCGTAGGAGGTATTTATGAGCCGCTATTTGTTATGGCTTCTCTGGTTCTTTGTCGCAGGGTGGTTCTGGTAATGATGGCGTGGATTGTTCAGGCCTATACCTATGAAGGTGGGATTCATTGCGAAGGGTGTGCCGAATCCCGGTTTGGCGCGGAGCTTAGTAGCACGGCCTTAGACTCCGAGGGGAATGCTCCCTATCCGGTCTTTGCCTCAGATGACTTCTGCCCTTGCGGGGAGTGGTGTCTGTCGTGTGGTGCCGCGATCAGTGAGGCCTATACCCACGAGCCGGGGATGTGTTCCCGGGGGTTCGATAACTGCCGACTGGTGGTGCCAAGTGAGTGAGATGAGCGACGATGAGGTCGATCAGGAATTTCAGATCATCTCTATTACGGTGTCATGGGGAGTGGAGGACATTCTCCGGCTCTACCCAGACTGGACGCCAGATGAGGCCGAACATTTCATTGACAGTTCGTATCGGGAAATTGCTGCGGAGGTTCGAGAAGCCGGCGACAGCATGATCCATAAGATTGTCAAGGAGATTGAGAGGGGAGATCGTGGCGCGTCGAACTAGCGAATGGGAGGGTGCTCCGGCACCCCGCTGTCCGAACAATGTTAGGCACGGCCTTGTTCCCGATCCGAACGGAGCATGGGTCTGCGAGGATTGTCGAGCTGCCCACAAGCCCAGGAGCAAGACACCATTCCGGTTTGCGTTCGTACTTGACAAGGTGGTAGACAACCCAGATACTAAGTAAATCCCGCTTGGGATAGGAAGTAGTAGGAGGAAGTTATGGCGCGAACATACTTGGTGAGCTTGTCTATCGAGGTAGACGAGCGCGGAGACCATCCGGCAAACTGGGATTGGAATACCCTGCTTGATACGCCGTATGGCGTTGAGGTGGTGTATACCGCAGAACTCGCTCCGGTCGATCAGTTCTCACCCGAGGACGAGATCGTTGTGCCGGTAGCACAGCAGTAGGAGGAAGTTATGGAAGTCAATCATGACGCGCTAGTAAAGGAGCGCGAGAAGCTTCTGCCAGAGGATCGGGAAGTTCATTACATCATCAGTGAGATGCTTGAGCCGCTGCGCGGCGCGCGGATTATTGGTGGCCGGGTTGAGGAAGGCGACGATTATTTCCCCCCATTCCCGGTTCTTATTATTGAGGACATTCACGGCGACAAGTTCGAGGTGATTGTCTCGGCAGACGACGAGATGAACGGCGGCGGTCGTCTTATCTTTCAGGTTGCCGATAGGTAGTTGACAGGATAATACCGATACCCTAGTATCGTTAGCACGGCAGTTGCCGTATTGTTGTAGGAGGCAGTATGGATAAGCATAGGACACGAATCGAGCAGGACACAGCCGACGGCTACGATGTCCTTGGCGACCGCGCAGGTCAGTTCTATACCGGAGAGAAGGCCGCAAACTACGGCTTCCCGTGGGATGTCAAGCTTCCGGTCGATGACGAGAATACGGCGACCTTCACGCCACCGGCAGACGCGGTGTATGTCCATAAGCTTTATGGCTACTCGCACTCCGGCATGAGCATCAGCCTTGCGCCGTTCACCGACAAGTGGGATTCCGCGCAGATTGGCTTCTATGTCATTGAGAAGGAACAGGCAAAGTTCTGGCTCGGTGATTCGTATACCGAGGAGGAGCTTGCGGCGAAGGCCGAATCCGAGATTAGCGTCGTAGACTCCGTGCTTCGTGGCGAGGTCTATTGCGTCATCTTGGAGAAGTCGGTTGATTGCGGCGTTCACTCGCACGAGAACACTTGGGAAGTCGTGGAGTCGTTGGGCGGCATCATTGGCTACGACCAAGCAGAAGCCGAGGCCGACGCAATGATTCGCTACAAGAAGGGCATCGTGGACTATCAGGGGGAGCCAGTATGAGCGGCCAGATGGATAGTTGCCGGAGCTGTAAGGCGATGGTCTTTTATGCCGACGAGAAGGTTATCGGTACTTGGAATGGCGAGCCGAACACGCGCTTCGATGTGCTCGACTTCGACCAGTACGAGGCCGGTATCCCTGAGGGCTATGAGGTCTATTGCTTGGACTGCGCGCCGTGCGAGTGTGAGTTTCATCCGCCATTTATGTCGGACAAGGCCGCTCGTGATGCGGGGTGGTGCTTCTTGCCAAGCTGCGATTTCGTAGAGGCGCACCGGCACGCTTGACGAGCAAGCCATTAGGTTGTAAGGTAGTACCACTCCACTTGGAGTAAGGATGTTGTAGGAGGCAGTATGCCAAACTGGTGCGTAAATCAGGTTGATGTAAAGGGCGACGAGGCAGATGTCGCGCGGCTCATTGAGTTGGTGAAGGGCGATAAGGATGCGTTTGACTTTGCCAAGATTGTGCCGACACCGGATAGCCCTATCTATTCTGCGGCAGAGACCCAGAACGATTTCCTCTGTGGCTGTAAGAAGGTCTGGGTCGAGACGAAGGCGCAGGTCGGCTTGTACAACGAGGAAGGCTACGAGAAGGCTGAAGGCCTCTGGGTAGTAGATGGCTTCCCTGTCGTCAAGGAAGTGCTGAACAACGGAACCATCAAGGACTTTGTAGCTGCCGGATTCGGCGGCTCGGAAGTATGTCCTACCCATAAGGTCGGACAGATTTCATCGCAGCCAGACTGGTGGTACAACTGGAATGTTGCCAACTGGGGAACCAAGTGGAACTGCGGAGAGGTGTGGCACGACCGCACGACCGAGGAGATTACCGAGCAGGGTCGCACATCGTACAACTTTGATACGGCGTGGTCGCCAGCCGAGCCGGTCATTGAGGCTCTTGCCGAGCAGTTTCCAACGCTTACCATTACGCATCGCTATTGCGAGGCGGGTATGGGCTTTGCGGGTGAGGTTGTGTATGAGCGCGGGTCGTTCGTCTCACGAGACGAATACAGCTCTGATAACGATAATCTCCCAGACGACGCCTACTTCGATGAAGGAGATGGCTCTCGCGGGTACGAACGCAACTATGATAAGGTTCCAATGACCGCCTTTGAGTCGTTCTGTGATGAGCACTTCGGCGGCGTAGTAGGAGGTTGAGTATGAAGGCGGTTTACAGCGCGTACATTGACGGCAATACGATTGACGAAATCGTGGAGTCGGGAGAGGACTTTGTCTACTCCGACATCTATCCGCAGGTGGAAGGCGTCTTTGGCAGGACGGCCTTGTATGAGGCTCTTGCCGGAGCTTCGGAAGGGTTCGCTCAGGAGGAGCTGACCATTATGCTCAACGGCACGCCGTTCATTAGCCACGAGCGGCACGGACAGGTCGTTCTTGGGTGGATTGACGGAATGCGCGGCAGCAATGTCAGCATCTTTAGCCACGATGAGCCGGCGAAGGAATACATGGAATACCTCCGCGAGAGCGCAGAGCGCGAGCGAATCTCATGGACTTGATGTTTGACATCTTGGTAGCGATTGGCTCTATCAGCTATGTGCTTCGCTTCTTTACTATGCTTTCTGGGTATAAAGCTACTGAACCGGCTCCGCTTCCTGCCCATCCATTTCCGGAACATCCCCCGGCTCAGGAGAGCGAAATCCAAACGGGGTGTTAATCCATCGCACGCTGAACTCTGCGCCTGAGGCGTCAGGGTCGGTGTGGTTGACATCTGCCCCAATCATCAGGAGAGCTTCGATAGGATTCGTGGCAATGTCGTAGAACCCGGCAGTCGAGGTGATGTGCCAAGTCTCGGGGTTGCCGGGGCGATACACTACAAAGTAATCCATGCGTTCAGAGTGGCGTACGCACAGGCCAAACGCCACAGGACGACAATCTACCGGTTGTTTAGCACTACAGGTGCGATACAATCGACATACGAGCCGAGCGTCTCTCGGTACCGGAACAGGGAGAATCTATGGAAAACAGGAACGATAGTATGTATCAGGACTACTTCGGTGGTATGACACTTCAGGATGTCGCCGACAAGTACGGCGTGACCCGACAGCGGGTTCAGCAGATCATCAAGGCCAGTGGCCTTCCAAAGCGTCCGCGAATGAGCGGCGGGATGAAGCTCCGGAAGTTTGATTACGCTAAGATCGCGCAGCACATTCAGGAGAATCAGGCGACCGTTCAGGCGGCAGCTTCATTTTTCGGGTGCTCTATTAGTACCGTGACAAACGCGCTCTACAATCAGGGCGTCACGCCGAACAAGAAGGTTCGTTTCACCACGGCCGTAGTTGCTGACATTGTTAGCCGCTATCAGGCCGGTGAGAAGCTCCGCCTTATCGGTGAGACCTATGAGACGAGCGCGCAGTACATCAACACCGTGCTTCGTCGCAACGGAGCTATCGCCGGTCGAAGGAGCAAGTAAATGACAGAACCCACTGATCGCCTGTTCACCGAAGAAGAGTTTCTTCAGTACTCAGCTTTCAGGAAGGGTTTGTATCGGCACAACGCCTACCGGAACTCAGTATCGCGGTACATTTGGCAGAACAAGTGGTACTCGTGGTATCGACTTACCGGGTGGGCTGATTGGGCTGAGCAGGAAGCGCGTAGAGAGTTTGTGCCGGCCAAGCCGCTACCGGCGTGGTCAGTCGAGAAGCTTCAGGCTATTGCCGAGGAGTATGATCGTCGACATCCACGGAAGGCACGAAAGGGTTAAGGAATCTTAACCGAGATGGGGTATTGACAAGTCCGGCGGGGCGGCATTATGCTTGCCCTGCCGAACTTTTTCGGTAGGAAGTAGTAGGAGGCATTATGGGATACGACATTTACTCAATGCGAGAGGACAGGGAGAAGTCGCTAGCCTTTGCTAAGAAGGCAACGCCGTGGATTTTTGGCGACAGCGATGAAGCTCCTGACTATTGGCGCAACACGGCCTATTACCGGATGAACATTGGCGGTATGGGCATCCTTCGCAAGATCAACGAGCTTCTTGGCGTAGGCTTTCTCAATGAGGCCTTGTGGGATAACTCTGGTACGGTCATCCGTGATTGGGAGTGCTTTGATGCTTGGGAGATTCTTGCCAAGAAGGATGACCTTGAGATTCGCGCTGCGGTGATTGAGGCCTTGTCTAGCGACCCGCACGCCTCGTTCCTTATCGACAAGGATGGTGAGGTTCAGGGGTGGATTGAGGAAGTTCGCCATTGGCAGGAATACCTTCACATCTGCTCTGATTTGAAGGGTTGCGAAGTATTGTGATTGTGCTATTCTGGTTGTTGGTCGGGCTTCTGACCTTGTATGTATGGCGGCTTACGAGCCGGTAGGAGGTTCTATGGAGGACTTGGTTATCACTTATCACCACGATCCGGCACACGGCTGGCTCGAAGTGAAGCGTGAGCTTGTAGAGATGCTTGGGATTCAGGGGCTTATCACCTCATACTCGTATCAGAAGGGCGACCGCCTGTTCTTGGAGGAGGATGCCGACGCATCATTGCTCATCCGCTCTCTTGGCGAGCTTGGCATCAAGTACACGACGATTGACCGGCACACCAACGCCGATCATTGGATTCGCGCACTTGACCGATACAGCGCGTTGGCTTAGTATTGCTCTACGGCACTTGCCGTGATGATGTAGGAAGGAGTAGGACAATGGGATACTATGTAAGTGGCAATGGTCATCTGGTCATCAAGAAGGAGAATCTTGCTGCGGCCTATGAAGCGTTGATGGCACTCAACGACGCACCGGACAGCGCAAAGCGCGGCGGGTCGTACAGCGGCGGCAAGCAGCACTCGTCGTGGTTCTCGTGGATGCCAGCCGACCTTCGTGAACTCGCAGACACGAAGGCCGTGTTTGAGCAGTTGGGTTTTGAGACGATGGATCACCACGGCGACCTCGTGATTACCTGCTACGACAATAAGTCCGGTCAGGAGGAAGTGTTCTTTGCCGCCGCCGCTCCGTTCATTGAGAACGGCGAATACGAGTGGACAGGCGAGGATGGCGCGTTCTGGGAGTGGACTTTTGTTGAGGGCAAGATGTATCAGCGCAATGGGATTCGTGAGTATGGCGAGGAGCGCGAGGTTAGCGTGCCGGGGCTTCATCGTGAGCAGGTTGAGATGATGGAGCGCATTGAGGCCTCGTTCGGCAAGAAGTAAAACTTGACTTGGCTACGCCTATCCATTAGTGTTAGGCGTAGCCCAGTTGGGTGAGGAAGTAAGGAGGACAAAGATGAGCAACGAGCATTTGGTAGCTACCGCATCGTGCGACTTCTGCGATAAGCCGATGGCGTACTGGGCGGATAACAACTGGTCAGGGGTGGCATCGCGCTATTGCGAAACCTGCGAGGAGAAGCGTGCCGAGAAGTATGGCTGCGCAATGCTGCTTGCCGAGGGCGCAACTTGCGAGGATGGCATTTGCGGCTGCGGCGAAACGGGGGTGTACTAATGAGCAACATTGAGTTCTGGGATTCACTAGACGACATCTTGCTGCGCTTCCATACCGATACCGAGGCCTATGTGATGGGGCCGGAGAAGGTAGGCCGGTGGTGCTGTAATACTTGTTCAGCTGCGGAGATTAGCCTGATGGCGCAAGAGGATAATGTTAGCGACCCAATGTATTTCTTTTATCACGACCAGAATCTTACAGACCAGAACGATGAGCTTCCCGACTATTGCCATCTGGGGTGGTCAGGAGGCCAGCGCGCACTCGACCTTATCAAGCAGTATTGCGATTACTACGCACTAGTGGTAGAGTTGCCTGAGAACGAGGACACTAAGATTCTCGTCAAGGCTCAGTAGGAGGGTTTATGGCAAAGAGGAAGCCTAATAGCATCGCGGAAACCGGTATGTGGTCGGACTATGAGTATTCGGTCGTTCGCAAGAAGTTGAGCAACAAGTCGGCCATCATCACCTCGCCACGCGAGTTGGTTGCGCTGTTCCGCGAGTTCGCGGATACGGAGATGTCTGAGGCTCTGTTCGTTGTCGCCGTTGGCGGTCGCAACAACCTGCTTGGGATTCATCGTATCTACTCTGGTACTGCGACCGGAACTTCGGTGCGGATTGGTGAACTGCTCCGCTCCGCGCTGATGATGGGGGCGGTCGGTTTCGCGCTCGTTCACAATCACCCTTCTGGTGAGTGCGACGCTTCCGATGAGGACATCAGGCTCACGGCTGATGTGGCGAAGGCCGCAACGCTGCTTGATGTTCAGTTCCTTGACCATCTGGTCGTCGGGGCGAACGGCGCGTTCACGAGTATCCGTTCACAGAAGCCGAGTATGTTTGAGGACAGCAGCACCCTGAACTAACTACGACTTGTAGGGGGGTGTCCTCCCTCCCGCGAGTCCTATCCCCCCGGCGGAGTCCTCCCGCCGGGGGATTCTTTTTGTAGCTCGACATCATCAGGCCACGCTATTCATACGCGACCCCCATACCCCATACCCCACACCCCAAAATAGTTAAGATTCCTTACACAAACCTTATCCGCAACTTACTTGACTTGCTGATACGCCTGTGAGAAACTCCTTGTGTCGGGAGCAATCCTAGGAGAAGCTACCGACTAGGTGAGAGTGTTAGGAACAAAGCACGCAGCCAAATAAATGCGAAGTGGTTCAGGCGAGTGATGGGCTCTAATCGCTGCTGTAAATGCGGGAGAGCAAGATTGTAAGTGGAAGCCGGAAGGTTTAGGCCAATACCGGCGGAAGCGAATAGTCTACTGAAACTTTTGGGGGCGACGGCTCCTGAAGGTTTCAGGACATAAGGCCGGTGAGCTACCGGTCTGGGAGTCAGGCCTTCGGGCTTGACTCCCTTATTCTTATGTTGTAGTCTTGTATTCCGTTCCGGGTAGAGGCCGGATAGTTGGCAGATAGACGAACTGCCCGAGACGATAAGGCCACCGAGCTTGGGTCTAACCAACAGGGGTGTCGGTGGCAGCAACTAGGCGAGAGCCGATGTTGCCTCTGCTGTCCATAGTGGTAAGGCAGGGATAAGCGTCAATACCGCGAAAGGGTTTGGGGGGTGTCGCAACTTGGGAGTGGTTCCCCTAGGCGACTCCCCCCTTCATACTTGACGGCGTGAATCGTTGGGTGTAGTGTTCGTCGTACCGGTGATTGCCGGCGTAGAGGAAGGAGAGGACAGATGGACTTGTTTGAGATTCCGGTTGGTGAGCCACAAGAAAGCACCTGCGCGTGCCGTTGTGGTTGTGAGGTTCCGTTGTCCGGTGGTACTTGCGTTGATTGCGGCGAGGGTACGCACCAGAACAACAACGGCCTTGATGATTTCCGCACTTGCGACAATGCGAACCGGTGGCCTGAGTGGTCGCACGCAGGAGTGAAGGCGCGGCCTTTCCGCTATGGGTGGAACGGCTATGAGAACGCCTATGAGGAGTCGGTGGATTTGTGCGACGAGTGCTTTGTCGCGTGGCAGGAAGTTGGGTGGAACTAATGAGCAGGAACGACGCGGCCTTCTTTACGCCGTATCACGATTGCGAACCGGTGTGGTTCTCCGACGATAAGAGCGTGGTCATTTACCGCAACGGCGAGATGAGGATTCACCTTACCGAGCCAGACGGCAGCACGAGCGTTCTCCGGTATACGAACGACCTTGACGCGAAGGGGCTTGATACTGACGAGAAGCTCGCTGACGCTGAGAAGTCCGGCGCACTTGAGTTCCACAATAATCCGTGGTTCGAGGTCGTCTATCACGACAACGAGGAAGGCGAAGTCTTTATTGGCCTTGATGAGGCCAAGAGGTACGCCGAAGGGATTGTCGCCAAGTATGCCGAGTGGCAGGAGCAGGTATGAGCGTCTACCGGAGCTTCCCCTCTGGGGCGTGGGTGGTCAGCGAAATCGTGGGCGGATACTTGACGACCCAGACCTACTATGGGTACACTCGTTCAGAAGCCGTACGGAAGTTCCGTGCGGAAGTAGTAAAGGAAGGTGTGGAAGTGAGCAGGAACGCTTGTTCTTGGTGCGGGAGTGAGGTAGAGGACGACCGGCAGTACGAATCGCGTATCTGTGCGGAGTGCTTTGCTGACGCTCAGGTATCGGCCTTAGAGGAGATTGGCGTACAGGAAGGACGAGATAATGGGGCGATTTGATTGGCCTTACGACGAACTCGATGTGTTGGCGTTTGCTCGCGCAATGATTCGCGGCGGCTATGCCGAGTTTGCCGAGTCGGATTACCGGTGCGAGTTGGTGATTGACCTCATTGAGCGTCCGTGGAAGTGGCGCGTGGAGCTTGACGCTTGGGTGGCAGCCGAACGCCCTGAATCCTTTGACCCAACTGAGGCCTTGACGACAGCCCAATAGTGGGTGTAGTGTTCAGTAGTCGGCACTTGCCGGCGTAGTAGGAAGGAGTACCTGATGAGTAGGGATGAGAACGAAGTACTAGAAGTTCCGTTCAGCAAGTTCTATGTCGCGGTAGCGCGGAAGGTTGAGGCCAAGTGCGGCCTTCTCCCTGACGACCTGCCGGATGTAGACTTCCGGGGGTTCTATCCCGGAGAGCGCGCGACCTTTGGTGATTACAAGGAAGCCGTGCGTGCGTGTATGATTGAGGTGTTGGAGAACGCCGGATACCCATTAGAGGAGAGCGAGTATGAGTAAGTCGTATCGGGATTACCCTTCTTGCGTACAAGATTTTCGCAAGCCAACCTATCACCCGCTTATCACGAAGTCGCAGTATCAGCGCGACACCGAGGATTGGGTTCATCGCCGTCGCCGTGAGGAGATTACTTGGCGTGTAGCTTCTCTGGTAGTGCTTGCGGTGTTTGCGTTCTTGGTGCTAGACTAGTTCAGACCGAGCGCGTTGTCGTTCGGCAATAGCAGGAGAGGAGAGGACAAATGGCATTAGAAGGAACTGAGGCCTACGAGATGGATGAGGCCGGATACTTGCGTATTGACCTCGCGGATGACGCGTGGGTGGCCTTGATGAGCACCGACGGCGTGAACTTTGGCGGTACGCTGTGGAAGCGCGCCGATGACGGCTACGACTACTCCGCCGGTTGTACGGCAGGGTATCCCGTGCTCGGCAAGTACGACAGCACCGAAACCACGGCCAAGATGGTCGCACGCTTTATCCTGATGGAGAGCGGCGAGGAGCCCTTTATCTAAGCCGGGAAACCTTCCCCCGGTATCACACCCCCAGAGCTCATCCCTCTGGGGGTTTTTATTATTCATTATTCACGCGCACTCTCTACCCCGCACCCCATACCCCGCACCCCAGAAGCTCGCCGGAGCGCGCGCCGGTACGCTGGCGGCCTACCCGCTATGGGGGCTTGCGCTCTGCTGTGGTTGGGTGTAGTATCTAATCACCGGAGCTTTCCGGCGTA